TTTTTGGCAATTACAAAATTGCCGTAAGTCGCCGCAGTAGATGCTCCTGTTCCTCCAACCCCAACATTCCCACTCGCATCAACAAACAATCGCCCAGTGCCATTAGTTGAGATGGCTACGTTGTTTGAAGACGGCAGGTAGACCCCATTTGTGGGCACCGAGCTTCCGGTAGGAATCAGAGCCGCAGCACTGGAGGTTCCAGTGGTAACGACGTTCTGACTGCCGAAGTCGGGGCTGATCTTGGTGCCAGCGATGGCAGCCGAAGCGTTGACATCGGCGTTAACAATTACACCAGCGCCAATAGCAGACGTGCCGCCAGACGCAATGGTAATATCTCCAGTGACACCGCTATAGGTAAGCTGCGCCATGCGAAAGGCAGGCGCTTTTCTATTTGTGCCGCCAGCGCCGTCGTCAACGATAAAAAGGTCGCCGTTCTCTAGCGCACCACCAATGTCGGTGGCTCCATCAATGTTCAAAGCAGAAACGCTGACTTTGTCTGCAGTGCTGATAGTGGCAAGTTTGGTGTCGACAATCGCAGCAGCGCTGTTAATATCAGCGTTAACAATGGTGTCGTTAGCAATCATTGTGCTGGTGACGGTGCCAGAGTCGCCAGTGGTAACGACTGCGCCCGTCACGTTCGGGAAAGTGATGGTATGGTCTGCCGTTGGATTTGTCACGGCAATAGTCGTTTCAAAACTATCGTCTGAGCTTCCCTCGAAAACCAAGCTGCCAGTCGTACCAATTAGCAGTTCACCAGTAACGGTGCCGCCTGCTTTCGGCAGTGCAGCATTTGCTAAGTCGTAAGCCGATTTAACGGCAGTAGAAGAGGCGATGGTGGTGGAACTAGTGGTACTCGTGCTATCGCTTACTTTGCTTTGCAGGCCAGAAGGAGTGACAGCCCTAACGCCATCAGTGCCAGTTTGCGTTTCGGCAGAAGTGGCAAGTTCAACAAGGCCAACTGCTGCAGTCGTGCCTGAAGGCGTGAGGTTAACGAAGGCGCTGCCAGTGTAATAATTTAACCCAGGAGTGGTCAAGCTATTATCCACCCACAACTCACCCAGTGAATTACCAGCACTGCCAGCGGGCACCGCATTAGGAGCAGCCGCGCCAACATGCGCTGGTCCCACTTTCACCACGCCTCCATTGCTGTCCTTAAAGAACATTGCAGGAGTGCCAGAAGCAGTGTTGATGGCAATTTGTCCGTCTGCAAGGCCCGAAGCAACAGGGCGCTTATCAGCAGTGGATGAACGAAGATGCTTAAGAATGGAAGCCATGGGAAAGTCCTAAAAAGGAGAAGCCAAGCTCAAAGAGTGGCAATTATCTTTCCATTGTAACGGTCTAAATGTATTCCCCTTCGTCTATTTCAGAGCCAGTTTCGTTGATCACTTTGTCAAGATCAGACCATGCAGTGTAATAAAAAGCATTCGCAGTCTTAACTAGTACTTGCCCCGTGTCGCCATAAGGAGGCACTTCCTTGCCTGAATAGACGAAACGTTCCTGCATCGTGTACACTGGCTATTCCTCTACCCTTACTCTAATCAAATGAACAATCAAGACGGCATTCCCGCAGGTGCATGGGAATATTATGTAAGGCGAGTAGACATCAAGGAGCCTTCGCAGTGTTGGGAATGGAGAATGAGCTGCGGAAGTCCAGGTTACGGCAATTGGTTTTATTCGATTTATGGGCTTCCCAAGGCGGGCTCGGCACACAGGAGATCGTACATGCTGTTTAATGGTTATGTTGATTCAAGTATAGTAATTTGTCATTCTTGTGGAAATAGAAAATGCTGCAATCCCGCGCATTTGTATGCTGGAACTGCCAAGGATAATAGCGCAGACGCAATTCGTCATGGGACTCACCAAAAACCCCCCGTTCTTAAGGGCAGCATGGCTTATGCTAGTAAATTGTCAGAAAAGCAAGTGATCGCAATTAAACGGCGTTTATCAAATAATGAATCGTGTTTGGAAATCGCCCAAGATTACGATGTAACAAAAGATTGCATCTGGAAAATTCAAAAAGGCAAAAATTGGGCTTGGTTGACAATTTAAGAATAGATACCATCATCGAGAGTGCCAATGGTCATAATGCCGGTACCTGATGCCACAACCACTTCCGAAGATCCTCTAACAATGCCCGTAGCGCCGCTGGTGGCAATTTGCACCCTTGGCCAGACAAGCTCGTTGAAGTCCTCTTGACTTGCCACGCCAGATGCCACTGGAATGAGCGCAGCGCCATCGACCAAAACATCTTGGTCACCCACGCCAGCCACGGCACTAGAGAGGTTAATTTTCGTCCAAGTGGCACCCACGCCCTGCGATAGCACCCAGTTACCAATGGCAAGATTTTCATTGGGAGCAGGAGTGGTGCCCACACCACTAGCGGTAACGATCAAATAGATGCCGTTACTGCTTGTGTTGGGGCTAGATAGTGCCTGGCCGACGGTCAAGCCAGCTTCAATGCCATAGGAGTTGATGCTTTCAACAACATTCCCTGAAGCGTTATAAGTGCCACCAAAACGCAAGTTGATTTGCGTGGGACTGCCATAGCCAAGGTTCAGCCAATAACCATTAGGCACTGGAGTAACTTCTCCCACCCAAATGTAAGCCGATCGGTCATTAGGGTTGATCCACCATTGCCCAGCGAATTCAGGAGTGGGGGCACTTTCACTAACTTGCGCAATGCCATAGTCTGCAAGTTGTTGGGCGGTAACGCTATTCTCCGCCAAGAAGGTGCTGCCAAAGGTGCCGGTCGTAATCTTGCTCGCGTCAAGACTTGGAATGTCACTTGCCTGTAGCGTTGCTTGAGCAGAAACAATGTGTCCTTGCGAGTCGATGGTTACAGGACCTGCATAAGTGCCAGCAACTGCTGCGTTGCTATGGTTCATCACTCCCAAAGCGCTTACGCTTAGACCAGCCCCCGGACTAACGGCGCCGACAGTGCCACTGGTGGCGACTGGTAGATCGGCAGCAGCAAGGCTTCTAAAAGTAGGAGCTGCATCTGCGCCCGTAGAAGGTCCGGCGAACACGCGATTCGCAACTTGCGTGTCAAGCGTTGTCGTGATAGTGGCCGAAAAATTATCTGGATAGGCAACTGAGAACGCAATGGGAGTGGAATCGGTGAAAGTGAGAGTGCTAATGGCGGCCTGCCGCTCCCAAGCTGTTCCGTCCCATGTATATTCAAACTTGGTAGAGTCATCAAACCATTTTTGCCCGACAAACGCGCCATTCCCCACAGGCGCGTTAGCGGCGACGATGGAAGAGGAATTGTCAGCCAGCTTGACAGCCGTTACACCACTGTCAACCAACTGATCAGTGCCGATGGCTCCATCAGCGACCTTGGCTTGAGTGATTGCATCGTCAGCCACATTGACTGTGACCACGGCATCAGCAGCCAATTTTCCGGCTTCAATACCACTGGCTGCAATTTTGACATTTGTCACTGCAGAGTCGGCTATGTTTGCCGTAAGAACTCCCCCTGTAGAAATCTGCAGCCCGCTGATAGTCGCACTGGTAATCTTTGCGCCAGGCACGCTGCCATCAGCCAGACCAAGCTTGGCGTAGGCAATGGTGCCATTAGCAATTTTGTCGTTCGTTACCGCCGAAACGCCAAGGGCAGTGGTATCGACTGCTCCTGCGGCAAATTTGGCGCTGGTAATACCAGAGGTTGCCAAGGCAGCAGTGCCGACTGATTCGCTCGCCAGCTTGGCAGCAGTTACAGCCGCAGAAGCAATGGTATTAGTTGTAACTGCGTCTGCGTCAATCTTGCCTGCCGTAACGCCACTAGTAGCTATTTTTGCGCTTGTAACGGAGGAATCCGCCAAGTCTGCCGTGGCAATAGTGCCGTCAACAATTTTGGCAGAAGTGATAGAACTGTCAGCAATTTTTGCCCCTGGCACGCTCCCATCGGCCAGGTTGAGCTTGGCATAGACAATCGTGGTATCGGCAATCTTTGCATTGGTAACTGCTAAATCTGCCAGGGCTGCATTGTCAACCGATCCCGCTGCAAATTTTGCACTAGTAATGCCTGAGTTTGCGAGTGCGAGCGTGCCTACGGCTCCATTCGCCAGTCTTGATCCTTCAATAGTGGAGGCAGCAATATCACCATTAACGATGGTGCCGTCAGCAATCTTTGCTGAAGTGACAGTGCTGTCCGCGATCTTGACTGTCGTAATGCTGCCATCAGCCATAGCAGCAGTGCCTAGCCCTCCTGCGCTGATCTTGGCAGTTGTAATGGCGGCGTCAGCTATCTTTATAGTGGTAACTGCGTTGTCTGCAATGCCAGCAGTGGGCATTACAATTTGTCGATAATCACCCGCCGAATAAACTTGAAAATTGCTATCAGTTGTGCGATACCAGCCGCGTCCAGCAAAATTGTCAGCGGTGGGAGCAGTGCTTTGCTCTGCGATAGAACTATCGTCGGCCAGCTTAATGGCCGTAATTGCACCAGTGCCAATGGCAGCAGCGCCAAGCTTGACAGTACTAGCCTGGTTGAGCTTGCTTAAGTCAATATTGCCACTTGCCGTAAGCGCAATGCCGTTTTGAATTAAGTCAGATGCATTGATGCGCTTGGTTTCACTGGCACTAATGTCAACAATAGGAAGTTGATCATTGGCAGCCAACGCAGCCCCAGTAAGCTGATTTAGCTGGGAGATTGTTTGGTCCGCCATCTTACACTATCGTGAGAATTGCATTGATTCTAGCCATTGTCCTCTTTTCTTTAATCATCGACTTCCTTCAGCAAGGCATCAACGCCAAGTTCTTGAAGCAAAATGCGATCATCATTTTCTTGGAGCACATAACCCGGCGCTTGTCCAATTAACAACTTGATTTCCCCAGTGGTCAGAAAATCAATGGAAGTGGAAATAATGGCATCGCTTTTAACTTCTACTCCGGCTCTGGTGACCACCCCTTCAAATTGGTAGTACACATCTAATGTACTGCCGTAAACACTATCATCCGTGAGAAACAATTGTGCCTCAAAAGAGCTACCAATCTCTATTCGCTGGATAATTTGCAGCATTAACACTGGCAGCTCTTGACGACTACTAGCTGCTCCTTGGTAGGCAAATAGACAATCAATGGATCCGCTGCCACTGATTAACCCCGCTGAATATTGCTGCTTGAATTTATCGCTCAATGCCGTTGTTTCTACAGCCTCCCTTTCTGTTTGAAGCGTAAAGCCAGTGACGCCTCCAAGAGTGTTGAAGTCGGTGTCTTGAATTTCAATGGTAACAGGCAGTGGTTCTCCAGTAAAAGCAATGAGCGGCAACTCATTCGCTCGATCATTGTTAACCGCATCCTCAAAGTCTCTGAAAAGGCGAATGCCGCCAGCAGCGTTCACATTTGCGTACAGAGCAATGCCTGCCTGTCGTTCATTCACTTGCGGCCATGTCGACGGAGATAGAAATACAAGCTTGCGAGCGTCTTCTGTTCTCACCACCAATCGATCGCCTGTTAAGACGTTCTCCATTGAACCGTCAAAACTAAAACGATTCAAAATGGTATTGACATCATCGGGCTCGATAGACGTGTCAAAAGACGTGGCCTGCGTGCTACGACGCAATCGAACCGTGCCCGTGTGCCCCGCGAAGAATGTCATTGAAAATCAAGTAAGAACTTCCACGAAATCTCCATCCATCGTAAATTGAATGGGAACAGTGGAAAGTTCACCAGTGGATACAGTCACGCCAATCGAAGTGATGTAGGCCCAAAATTTAATGTCATCATTTGCTCCTCCTCCGGCATTGAGCTCCAAAAACACTCGATCAGCCTCAGTGATTAAGCCAGTCTTGCCAAGGCTATTAGCCAGCAAAGTATTAAAACCATAAAGCGTATTTACTTCACTACCTTCAAGCCTGTAGTAGATCAACGTGGCGCTACCAGTGGCTCCCTTTACGCCGGGCGTAAAAGTATTAACCCCGCTGTCAATAGAGTTAGTAGAAATAAGTTCAACAGTTGTGTCCAGACTCCAGTCGCGAATTTTCGCCACTTGACGAATATTGGTGGGAGCGGACAATGAACTAGAAGGCGCCGTGCTATCAGTGGTGCCAAACGACAGGCTTCCAGAGCGGCCAGTATAGAAAGCCATGGAAAATCAATAAGTTTGTTGCTTGTATTCTAAAAGCATTTTATTCAGGACGGCCATCAATTGTAAACAGTCCAGCCACTCTTGCCGCCAATCCTTTGCTGATTAGAGAGAGTCCGTTTTCATCCACGGCGTGTTCAACGGCTCGCACGGTCACCTCGCCTTCCTCATCCATCGCAACTTCTGTCACCTTGAACACTCTCTTATTTTTAATTTTAGTACCAAGCACAAATATATATCCTTCGTAAGCGGCAAGCGCAGATGCAGTATTGCTGGAAACGCTGACGCTATTAAATGCAGTAGTGCCCGACGTGGTGGCGTTGGGATTGTAAAGAAGAAACTGGTACGAGCCATTGGCGATGGATCCAGCTAGGGGCAGGTCCAAAGCGCCTCTAGGGCCAATGCTGCCAGTCTGGATGCCATTCCACTGGTTCTGCGCCAGCTCCACATAGATGTAGCTTCCTGGCGCCACAAAGCTGTCCGTGGGAAACGTTTTGAATTCAAGGGCGCGGCGAGAATGACGCTTGGTCTGGCAAAGAAACTTGCCCACGAGGATTGCCTGCTCTCTGCGAGTGACAAACGATGAAAGGTCGATGGTTTCACGAATGGCAAGATCTGCATTGGTATCGCTCAAATGCACATCTACACTGTTGTTTTTCGGGAATACGCCATCTCTTTCATTTTGTCTGAAAATAATAGTGGCAACAATATCTTCGGTGCCGCTTCCATAGTCAAGAAATTCTTCTTTGTAGCTGTCCTCAAGAATGTTGCCTTGATTGAACAATGCACTAATTGGCACCTGTCTAGAAATGGCGCCAGTGTTTGCGTCGTAGGGCACTGCAGGCAAAAGCGTCTCCCTTCCATCGCGCTTGGCAAGTTCAAGCAGGCTAAAAGTAGAATGCACCGACCAAAACTCTCGCCATGAAGACGGCTCAGCAATCACTCCGTCCATGAACAATCCATTCACCTCACAAAATTTCTTACTTCTGGATAGCTGCTCAAGATCAACTGAGAACAAATCGCCAGCATATTTCCCGATGCCATCGTTGTAGTCAAGGACTGTGTCAACAAAAATGTCGGGAGCGGTATTTGCAAAGCCATTGGGGACAGGTGAAAGATATTCAAAATTGGGCCGCCCCCACGAAACACCATTGATAGTCCCAGAAGTTCGTAATAGTCTTGATCGGCGCCCTTGCGTTACAAACATGCTCAAGGAACGCAAATCTTGCACATTCTTGCCGGAATACAAATTAAAGCCAACAAGCGATGCGTCTTGGTATAGGCCGGGAAAGTTGTTAAATTGCTCAACAATTTGCTCGCTGACAGCCCCGAGCGTAAATTCTGGCCCATTGTCAAAAGAAAACTGATACTGAGTGTCCGCAGTATTATTAAATAAGTCCCATTCGTTTGTTTGGACGGGGGAATTGTTCAATGGAGGTAAAAAATTGGTACTGTTGACAATGCTTCCCGTAAAAGAAAGAGTTCGGCCTTGCCCTAGCGAAATAGTCGAGGCATTTCCACTGTTCTCTACATAGAAAAAACGATATGCATTGCCTTCATTTAACAAGCTTTGCTTGAATTCAGCAATTGTATCTTGAACGGCTTCTATTTCAAAGTGCCAATTAAATGAGTTGCTAAGTCCAGACTGCCCAGAATTAAAGCGCAAGTAAACAAAATTGTCATTGTCAGCAGCGCGTCTTACAACAAAAATGCCCTTGACATAGGAAAACCCTGCATCGGTGGATCTTTTGTACTTAACCAAAAACATGGCAGTTCTTAGCTTAATACCATTGTCGCTAATCGGATAGCCAGCTACGCGATTACTACCATAAACCTCTTGACGCCCGCTAATCCGCCTAAAAGACCTAGCCTTGATCGCCAAGTCAACAATATGACAAGGAGAAATTGTTTCGTAACTTGCTTTCTCAACCTTTGAAAGCACCTTGGTAAAGAAAACATTGTCCGATCTAATTCCTCGCGCAATATCATCTTCGTAAGTAATAAAGTCGCGAAGGGCTTGCTTTTCGCCCTCGGTTAAATTTCTTTGAAATGCAAGTCGGGTGCCGGTGGAGATAAATCCTCCACCACGACCATAACTAACGGTCCTAAATTGCTGATAAACGAAAATATTGCCGGCGTTTAAGAGTGCTTGGGCGGTGGAAATGTCCCTGCGCTGATCTGCATTGAGAAGGCTGTTGGCTGTATTTCTTAACGACAAATATGTTGGATCGCTTTCCGCTATTTTCTTTGCATCTTGCTTTGCATTGGAAATATTGTAAGCCACACTTGGTGCAAGTCCTTGTTCGATGCAACGTAATGTGACAATTACATCGCCCTCCTCCGTGGATCCCCTGTTGGCACGAAGTACGCTAAATTTAGCCGAACCAAGTTTGAAGATGGCGGCGTTGTCAAATGCAGATGACAATGCTCGTCTTTGGTCGGCGGCCTCCAGCTCAACTGTTGACAATCCCTCCTTGTTAGTGGCGCTAAGAGTAACAGTGAGAATGGACCCAACAGGAACGGAGCGCAAAGTGCTAGACGGAAGATTGGACCCCCATAAAGCCGCACGATTTGGACTTGTAATGGCGGCTTGAATGCCACTGGAAACAGACTCTTCCGCACCAGCCTCATTGCGAATAATTACATCGGCATTGATTGGCACGGGAGAATATAGGCCAAATTGATTAGATGTGGCAGGCGAAAGAGCATGGCTAAATCCGTCGCCAGCGGAAGTAGATGACGATGGTGAAATACGGTAGAGGTTGCGACTGCCGACGCCAGCAGCGGCAGGATCACTTTCGCCATTGCCTCCATATATCAAATCATTTCCGCGAATAATGCCAGTATTGTTAGGGCGAAAATACAACCAATAGTTTTGTGCAATTAAATTGCGGATGGGAGTTTGTCCAAAAGCAGTGCGATCGGCATCAATGGCCCCAATGCCACCAGCGCCAAGCAGCAAAAGCATTTGAACATACTGACTACTGCCAAAGCTTTTAACTGAAGACCATAGCAGTGAGGTGGCCACCCTCACGCCACCGTTTGCGTTGGCAGCAGTATTGGTGTAAATAAGGTTGACGGGATCTCCGTATTTCGCTAAATTTTGGACGGTATTAAAGCCAAAGCGAGGGGCAAAAATATCATCGCGAGTTTGCTGACGCTGACCTTGGGGTGTAATTGAAGGAACTTGCGGCTTGGGCATCAAAAGCGCCGATGCCACTTGAGCTAGTATGCCAACAACGGCCAAGACAATTGCGACGACTTCCCAATTTCTAATATCTAAAACAGTGCCCGCCTTGATGTCGGTGTATTCTTGCTGCAAAAGAACAAACTCTAAGTATTGTTCTTTTGTAATGCCAAGCGTCTCAACTAGTTGATGTTCATACGGCAGAAGCTTGCGAAGATTATTGCTCATCAATCTGCCCAGTAGTATTTGCCTTTTGCCACTTTAGCGAAAGGCAGGGATATTACCTTCTTTCCAGGGCCTAGCAAAAGACAGTTTTGGCTGTCAGTGATTACGGCCATAGCCAAAGAGCCATTAGGCGATGGAAGATAAAATACCGCTCCCGGTCGTGGCTCTACGATTTGCCTTGCGTTTTTCCATAGCCATTTAACTATTTGCTTGTTGCTAATTTCTTCGGGCTGGCACTGCTCGTACACCCAACCAAACTCTTCCATGAAATCGTGCAGTCCTAAACGTTTTCGCACTTCCATGCAAAGCGCAAAACAGTCAGTAAAACCGCTTCCATCCTCTGGCCTTCTTGCCCATTGATGCTGAAGACCAATAAGATCGTTGAAAGAGGACGATGGAGAGGGTATCATTGCAAGAAAAGATCGGCGTTAAGGGGAAGAATGCCCACTAAATTGCGGGACAAGGAACGAGCAGGAAAGTTGGCTCCTACACTGTCCATTGCGCTCCTGAATCTAAGCTCAATCGTAGTCTCGGAGAAAGCGGCACCAATGCCAATGAAGCGCTCCGCATAGCTTTTAATGAGGCCATTGTTGACATTTAACCATGCCGTTGTAAGCGTGAGACGGCTAAGTCTATTGCCGTTGCCTTGTTCGACAAGGCGAATGGCCACTTCTACGTTTGGAAATAGCACTTGCACCAGTGCGTTGTCTCCGTTTAGATTGGAGGTGGTGCCTTCTGCTCGAAACGGGGCAAAGGCATATTGTTCTCCGTTCCACCTTACTTGCTCATTGACAAAATAGTTTTGGTAGCGATGGATGATCGAGCCGGGTTCGCGACCAACGACAATGGTATCAGTGGTGCTTAAATTTGCAAGGCTTTTGGCAGCGGCAGCATTGGTGAATGCTACAAGCTCAAAATATTGAACAATGCGAATATTGCTCATCTCTACACCAAGTCTGCAATGAGCTTAACACCTACATTGCTAATGCTTCGATACACAGCCTCGATAGAAGGAGCTTCTGCATAAAACCAAAGCGTTCGAGACGGTGCCTTGATGAGATTGATAGTGGTTGCACTTAAACCTGCGAACACTGCATCGGGTATAGTAAAGCCAATCGTTTGCCCTTGTTGCGTGTTGTAATGGTTGATCACTGCCTGCACAGTCGCCTCCGGCACGTTTTCATAATCAAGCTCGAGACTGAAACCGAAGGGGCGATTGCCAAAGCTGCGGCGAACAGTCTTCCCTGACAATGCACGGTAAATCTTCGTGGGATACTCCCCCATGGTCAGGCGTCTGTTTGTTGGCTTAAGCGATGGGAAAATGGCCATGATTAACGAAGACCAACGCGACGACGAGAAGAAGGAGAATTGGCAAGCTTGTCAAGAGCAATTGTTGCTCCGCGAGTAGCGCCTTCTCTCACCGATATTCTACGAGTTTCCGCCATGGCGGCTTCCAACTGAGCCCTGTCAACGTATTCCACGCCATTGATGGTAGTAGTTTGGAAGCTCATGGAAAGCATTGGCGATGCTCCAGCTCCTGACATGTCGCTGCCCATTTTGTCGCGAATGCTTTCGCCCTGCATTTGCACGGGAATAGAGCGGCCATCAGGCAAGGGAACGATTGCTTCGTTATATTTGCCTTCGCCCACAAGACCGAGAGTGGGACCCGTGACAATGCCACCATTTGCAAATCCAAACATGGAGAAAGATCCGAATCCACCACCAGCTCCAATACTGCCGAGTCCAGCAGTGCCACCTGTGACTCCTGCATAGCTTGTTGGAAGTGAGGCTGTAGCTCCAGCGCCGGGGGTCAAAGCTCCTGCGCCTGACAGTCCAGACGCAACACCCCCCATTACGCCCAAGGCTTTCAAGATGATCCCATAAATCATCATTGTGATTTGCTGGGCAATGATTTGCGCAGCCATGTCAAGGAAGTGATCCGCGATGCTTTGCATCATGCTGGCCAGCGCTTCTTGCGCCGATGCCGAGCCGGAAATCAAATCTTTGAACGCCGTTCCAAATGCGCTGCCGATTGCCTTTCCAGCTTCTACTGCTTGATAGCCCCAGTTTGTGAGCTTGGCAAGTTCCTCCTGGGCGCTAGCAGCACCTTCTTTGATGTAGTCAAGGGGGGATTTTGCTTCCTTGGATGGTGGCACTCCAGCTTCTGCTTCCTTACCGTTGCCCTCGATGCCGCCGCGAGCCTTTTCTAAATCCTCCAGCGCCTTCTTAAGTCGCTCTATTTGATCCGCAGATGCTCCCCTGGCTTCCGCTTCTGTAATTGCCGCTCGTGCATTTTTGATTGACAAGTCAAGGCTTTCTAATTGCGTGCGGACAAGTTTGCGCACCTCGGCCACTTGCTTGGCACGCTCGGGAAGCATCCCCTGTTGCAACAAGTCTTTCACATCCTTTTCGTAGCGCAACTGCTCTCGCTGGCTCTTGAGAAGATCTTCAATGGGTGCAAGTGCGTCTTCTCGCGCACGTTTCATTTCTTGTTCCAGTTCAAGCGCATTGGCCGATTGCTTGAGCCGAGCCGTTTCGCGAAGATCTGCTTTTTCCTTTTCTCCCTTAGCGTCTTTAAGGGCCTGATTTAGTTCACGTTGAATTACCAGCTCTTGACTGGTGTATTGAGCGAAGGCTTTAGCGATGGGATTGCTTTGCTGTAAAATCAGCAAGCGCTGCCGCTCTGAAAACAGCGCGTCGGATGCTGCCATTGCTTGACGGGCAATTTCCTCGGCCAGGCGAGCCGCCTCTTTGGCGGCCTTGTCGGCTCCACCTTTGGCGGCCTCCTTCGCGCCGCTTTCGCCTCCTCCACCTTTGATTTCAGCAAAAGATAAAGGTTTTGTGGCTTGTTGTTCTTCAAACTTGACTTGACGCTCCCTAAATTGAGCTTCTCGCAAAATCCCTTGACGAGCCTGAATAGCCCCTGCTAGGTCCTCAATTCGCGCACCTTGCGTTACACCATATCCCTGTTTTTTGTTGTAAATGGTTTGAGTGGTCACACCAGCCCTTTGCAGAGCGGCTTGCTGCTCTTTGTTGGGAGTTAAGAATTTGCGACCAAACACCCCTCCAACTTGCTCTTGCTGAGACAATTGCTGCAGCAATTTAACATCCCGTGCCGCCTGAAATCCTGCCTGCCTTGCCTCCGTGGCCGACATGGCACGAATAGCTTGAGCGGCGCCAAGAGCCTTGGCTCTAGTATCTGCCAGCGCTTGATTCATGGTCATAAATCGCTCAATGAGCAAGCCAATGCCTACCACCACCAAGCCAACACCTGTGCTTGCAAAGAACGTTCTCAGAGTTAATCCCGCTGTTTGGGCCATAAGCCCCATTGCCTGAGCGGACTGTCCAGCTCGAGCGCATTGAACGGCAAAACCAATTAATGCGGCAGCGGATCGAATGAGATTTGCGATCATCGGAATCAATGCTCGCAAGTTCAATAGCTGAATAGCAGTTGTTAAGACAAGAACGTTTAAGTACACTTTGGCAAAATAGCCGACAACGGGATTGCCAGCAATTTGCAATAAAACTTGCGCCACGCCAAGTGCGGCCTTTGCGAATTGACCCAGCACTTCAGCAATTTGCGTTGCATTTTGCCTGATACCTTCAAAGCTTGGGCGCAACTGCTCCAATGCTTGAGCCAATGCAAAACCACCCGCAGTCTTAGTTTGCGTGCCACTGAAGAACGCATTTAATCCATCTGTCACTACTTTGATACCGGCCATCATTGGAGAAACAACGCCGTTCAAAAAAGCCGTAGCGATGGGTTCAAAACTTTCATACAAACCTTTTATGGAAGTTTGCATGTTATTGATGGCACCTTGGAACGTCTTGGCGGCACCCTCTGCGCCAGCGCTAAATTTTTCATTAAGCACGACGCTCACATTATTAAGAAGCTCCATCATTGCAGTGCCTTTATAGCGACCGTCTTCTAGCGCTTCCGAAAATTTAGTGATCGCTTCGGGTCCCTTAAAGCCAGCGGCTTGAGCAAAGATTGCCATAGCGCCTGGCAACACGTCACCCAACTGTCCTTTTAGTTCTTCGCTCATCACTTGACCCTTGCTAGCCATTTGAGCAAAGGCATAATTCACCCGATCTACTTTATCTGCACTCATGCCAAATGTAGCCGCAGCCTTGCTAATACCAGTGAAAAGCCCTCTAACCTGGTCTCCGCTAAAGCCTGCGGGCTGCATTGAAGCGTATAATTTTGTGAACCCGTCCCGAGCCGATTGCAGGGGAATGTTGTATCTTTCAACCAAGTCAACAATTAGCTGATTAGACGCAACAACTTCCTGGCTAGTGGGAGAAATGGCCTTCAGTGTGTTATTAAAATTTTGCAATTGCGCGACTGCCTGTCCCACCTGTGCGGGGAAATCCTGTGCAAAACCAAGCAGTTTGTAAGCTTGTCCAAACAAAAGCACTTGCTTAGTCGCAAAAGCAAACTCGGCTCCTAGTTCGCGAATGAGACCGCTCCCCGGCAAATTAAGACCGCCCATGGACCCGCCAAGACCACCAAATCCCCCAAAGCCACCTCCGCCGCCCGTGCCACCATTACCGCCGCCCCCTCCAACACCTCGCAAAGCAAGCGCCCCTCCAGCGCCACTTGGAAGCTGTGGAAACCCACCTCGACCCAAAGGTACTTGCCCAGACACGCGAGATGCGATAACGCTTTCCCTCATGACTGCCGCATTTCTCTCGGCAGATCGTGCGCGTGCAGCCGCCTCGCGAGCAAACAATTCCGCTTGCCTCATACCAGCAGCACTGCTCATACCAGCAGCAGGCAGCGCTGGTCTTGCCATTCCAAACATGCTTGGCAGTTCGGTCGTAGCTCTCACTCCTGGCATGGGCGCAAAAGGATAGCGCGATACCATGGATTGAATGCCAGCGCCCCGAAACTGCCCTGGCTGTGCCATATAAGGTTCATGCCTATACGCGCCTTGGTTATAGGCCCATGGCTCTCGGCTGCCATGTGGCAGCGGCCCAATGGGGCTCATGTATTGTGTGCCGCCCCTGCCGGCCCCTCGAACGCCGCCGCCAGCAACAGCCACGGCACTGCTAGCAGCGCCGCCGAGCGTTGCTAGTTCCATGCGCATTAACGCAACAATTTTTCTAATTTCAGAAACGGCTTTGCCTTTGAAGTCCCTCAAGCCTTCAAGAAACCCGTCCTCCAAGCCTTCAGCGCTAAATTGGCCAAGTTGCTTGAAAACCTTAGAAGGAGAAGCGATACCTGCGGCGTCCTTGAAAGAATCGATGACGAATTTTGCACCCTTGCGTCCGCTTTCTTTAAGTCCCTCGAGACCCTTTGTCATTCCGCTGGCAATATCCTGCGTAAGACCAGGAATGCCGCTGATGATAGATTTTTTCAATTCGTCAACAGTGCGACCTCCCACTTCCCCCATAGGGATTTTCGCCTTTGCCATGCCTTGGTAAAGGGCTTCCAGTGCGGGCTTAGTCGCCCTATTGACCATCGCCTGAAACTTGGCGGCGTCCACAGTACTTGCTTCGGCGCCAGTGGCAGCGCGACCTGCCACCCCTCTTATCTGCTGACCAGCTTTTCCTAGCTCTGCGAGCGCCTTGGCTAAAACCTTTGCGTTTTCAGTTTCAGCCTTAATATTTGTTGCAACTTCAAGCTTGTAAGTTCGCCTTTTAATATTTACGCCAAGAGCATTTAATTCATTCTGTACGGCAATGCGATCAAATTTAATCTTGATTGGTAAATTATACCCAGCCGCTGCTTGCCCAAGCGTTGCCAGTTGATTCCTAAATGTGGACAGATCAAGACCTACTTTCAGCAGAAGTTGTGCGTCTTGTGCCACGATTTTACGCCAGCGTCTCTAGTTTCTTAATTCTATAATCATTCTTCCTTGTTTCGTCCAGCAAACGCTTTTAATTCGTCGGCCAACAGCGCGATCACTCTGCCGTCCATGCGTCGCGTTTTTATAAGACGCTGCATAACAATCAGGGTGGCATCAGTGATGCCGTCCTCTTTTTTAATGGCTTTGGTGTCGAACGGCAGGAAATGCTCTGCCTTGACAGTACTCTTTTTGCCCGCCATCATTCCCGCCACCATCGTCCCAAGTTTGGCGATGGCAACGCTTTCTATGTTGTACTTTGCAATATCATGCTTCTCAAGATACTTGAGCGCTGCCTTCACGTCGCGAATTGGCTGCTTCCCAAATTGGTCCGCATGCCATCTATCGTCCTTATAATCAGACGCCGAAAGACGAAAGTAGATGTCGTTCCAATTGGTAAGCGCCTTCAGGAATTTCCTGGCTTGGTCTTCTAACTGTTCTGCGATAGACCCTGCGGCTTGCTCCTCGCTTTTTTTGCTGCGTTAGCGGCCTCCTTGACTTCCGCATCTTGTTCAGCAGCAATGAACTCAACCACTTTGGCAATGGCAGCGCGAGGCAGCCCCTTAGTGTCGTCCAGCTCCCAGTCGCCTAGATCAGTCCATTCGCCATCAATCATACCTTGACCTCGTGAGCGCACGAAGGCCGTTACCATGCGAGCATTCGTGGCCTCAACGGACGTGCCGCTGGTAATCATGGCCATGGTTTCGTCAGTGAAGTCAGCAAGCAACTCTGCTTCGGTGATAGAACCACCGCCTTGCAGCAGCGCAAATGCCTCGTCGAGAGGAATGTCTTTGCTCGTGGCGATACGCTTGGCCAATTGCACGGCACGAATGGTCGCTTGGCTTTGAAGCTTACTGATCTCCTCCTGTTCAATGGCTTCAGCCACGAGCCAGCCATTGTATTTCTTCAGGCGAATCTCAGGCGTCAGTTGAAAATAGTCTTCAGCCTTGGTTTGCAGAAGGAAGCTGTATTTGCTCATGATCAAGAATGTTTAACAGGGCATTGAATACCTTCACCCGTTCATGGCTTGAGCGAAACTCCTTAGGAATTTCTACCAGAAACGAATGATTGTCGTCTGCAATTCTAATGGTCGATTCCCTGCAGGAAATCAAGCACAACACGCCCGCTTGCAAGGCCATTCCTTCTATTTCATTGTTGATTGCGTGAACCGTAGAGTCAGAGCTATGGAGGTAGTCAATTTTCATTTTGTTCCCAGCGCAGCTTTTATCCTTTTCAGTAATGCCATTTCGGGAGTACTGCCCTTAAATTTCTGCGCAAATGCCAGTTCCTCTGTCCATGGGCGACCAGTACGATTGGTGCCTTTACCTTCGTGGACATAGTAGGCATAGTATTGCCCTGAACTATTTGTCGCGTCCCAATTCCAATCCGCCGTTGCTAGGTTCTTGGACAAGGTAAAGTTGTAGCTGTTAATGCCGCTTTCGTACAACGCTCCCAGGTCGTAAATGTCTCGAGGAGAGCTAACAGTTTCGCCGTTCTTCCTGCGAGTTTCACTATCGTACTGCCATCGCCCCATCTCCCTGAACTGATCGTCCCAATAAGCACCAGTGATGTCCTCTTCTGCCCATTGCTCAAAAGCATCAACAAGTTTTGCGACTAATTTTTCGGCATTGGCAATGGTGCCACCAAGAATAACGGCGCTCATGCTGCTAACGGGCGAAGAATGAGATCGGGCACAACAAAACGGCAACGTTCATAAGCCACGTCATCGCCAGGAAAATATCTAGGCGTGGCATCAGGAAATCTCCGTACCATTCTGTCCATAGCCAAGGCAAGAGTATCAGAAGAAGGCGTGTATTGCATCAAGATCACCTCCCAAAGCTGATTTACTTTGACAGTCCCTCCCAACGGCGAACCGGGTCGCAAGTCAGGGAACTGCCTCATGGTCACTTCCAGCCCCTTCACTTTCCATTCAGCAGGCACGCCCTGTTGTCCCACCACATACACCGCAGGAATTTCAGTGGCATCCGGCAAGATGTATTCGCCAATCAAGTCGGGGCTAGCCGAAAGCAAGGTGACAATAGTATCGCGAAACTGAGTAATGTTCACAATAAAAAAGCCTGCCGTATAGGCAGGCTAGCAAAGAAACAATGGAGAAAGAATGATCAGGAGTTGGGAGCGCTCGGGATGATGCTGCCGGTCTCTTCAGCGTTCTGGTGGATGCCGATGCGACCACGGCTGATCAGATCGAACGTAACTTCAACGAGGTTGTCAGCGGGATAGCTCTCGTTGTAATTCATCACGCGACCAACGTAAGCCACGCGATCGTAGTAGTAAGTGGTGCCGGAAGCGCCCAGTTGCTTGTTGATTTCAACGTACACTTCAGAGTTCTTGTCGTAGCGCGAAGCGCTAATCACTTGGAAGGCTTCGTCAAAGCTATTGGGCAGGAACACAGTGCCGTCCACGTCCTTCTGGAAGTAGGAAGTGACGGAAGCAGTGGCCTGAGAGGTGACGATAACACTGTCAGAGAAGCCGCCGCCGCCAAGCAGATAGAATTCCGTGTTGCCGTCGTTAAAGGCCACAGAAGCCGTCGTAGCGGCCTGCAGCGTATAAAGGGTGGGAGCGCCGCTAACAGTGAAGGTGGCGCCACTCTGGGTGATCACAGGGCGGGCAACGCCTGCAATCGAGCCAACACGCACAATAACGTCTTGGCTCTTAACCAGTTCAGTCGGATGGTAGAGCATGAGAAAATCCTCAATGGGAAAGAAGATGGTTAAGCGTCAGACGTTCTGCACGCTTCCTTTGCCAACCAGTCTAAAAATGCCTCTGATTGGTGTGCCAAGAAATTGCCAATAGTGCTCAGCAATTTGTTCGTTCGGCAACAGCTCAAACCGCCCTTCTCTACCATTGATCGTTGCTGCAGCGGAGCTTCCAGGTGTAATTCCAGAAAGCGTGAGGGGGCCGGTTAGCTTGCCCTCCATATACACTGCAGTGGCATCGGCCCCAAGCAAATAGTCAAATCGAGGATTGTTCTTTTGCTTAAGAGAAGCGTAGTAAGTGATGCCAGTGGCCATGGCGATGTAATTGCCAGTGCCTGAGTCGGTGACGTATCCAGACGCCACCTGCCAAACCAAAGTGGCATTAGCAAGTGGCGACAGGACATTGCTCATACGACGAAACCAACTGTGGTAGATCCGGCGACGGTATCAAGCATGCGTTTGAACTCTTGGCCATATTGCGTGGCCTCGAGCCCATTGCCATACACTTTGCCTTCTGTGGCACCAATTTGAATGCCCATTTGTGCAAGTTGAATGGCAATAATGTGAGCTGCGAGATGCTTGACGGCTCTGTCAGTTTGAGTGCCAAACACATCGCTGGTGGCATCCGCTGCAGCTTCGTCAAGGGCTCCGTTCACAATTCCCGATGGGTGGGGAGTGAACTCAGGGAAGCGATCTAGAAAAGTAGCGTAGGTGACGGCCATGATCAGACCTTCCCCGCCTTAATGTTTTCCAGACGCTTATTGATGGCATTTCTGATTCTCACGCGACCCTCTTTCCCTTTCCATTGCAGAAGCTGATCCTCGTCATGCATGATTTCAAGCAGACGGAACGCTTCGTTAAGTGGCAGTTGGATGAGAGTGTCGATGCTCGTGGGAATCTCCTGGACCGTAGCCTGTTCCTTCACTTCCTCAATGGCTCCAAGGGCCATAAGCCGCTTGACGGTGCCATTTTTGCGGGCAATATCCCACTTAGTTTCAGGAACATCAGTGTTAACGCCAGGACTGAGCTGAATCATGCCAGCGTCAGTGATAATGCCAAACCCTCCCTCACGCGGCGGATTTTCAAGTTCAGGGCGATAAGCAATCAACATTTGTGTTCAAAAGAACTGTTCATTAGCTTAACGCCCATCACTTACCTATCCTCAGGGAGCCTGCAAGTACAGGACGCTCTTGGGATAGTAGAGGGCCACGCCACCCACGCGAGCATGAGCAGGAACGATGAATTCCAGGCCACGCTGTTGAGGCGGGAACAGCTCAAGCGGCTGCGGAATGTGCAGTTGCACTTTCTGCGGATCGCGCTTGTAGAACACCATGCGGTTCTTCGACAGGGTGCTCTTGTCCGCGTCGAGCTGGTTGATGGGCTCGATATTGCGGATGTAGGGGTTGGTGCGCAGGAAGTATTCCATCACGGTCACGTCCGAAGAATCGGAATTGCGACGAGTGGAGATGGTGTTGTAATCTTCCCAAGCCATGAGGATGGTATCGGGCTGCTCCTTCATGTTGGAACCGTTGATGATGGCAGTAACGCCATAGTTCAGCAGGTCCAGCATTTCTTGGGCAGTGGTGCCGCTATCGGTGAACCACTTGTCAGCAGCAACAACGTCAACAGTGGCGTTATTGAAGAAGCCTTGCAGGCCCACGGACGATTCGCCAAACATGGCCACTTCTTCCACTTTCTCTTCGTAAGCACGACGAACGGCAGAAGCGCGACGCTGCTCGAGAGCGATGTTGGCCATTTGAGCGGCCCGCAGCTCTTGAACCGTGTAGCCGAAGGAACCACCAAACGAGCGAATGTTGATGCTCTTCTCGACTTGGCTGATGTCGGCGCGGGGCAGATCGTCAGCAGCGTCAGCGATGAGCTTGAATTCGCCAGTCGCGTCCATCACGCGATAGGTGAAGGTTTGAGCGCCAGGACCAGCTTCGCTGGTAACAGGCAGAATGGTGGGGTATTTGATGTCGGCATAAGCGACTTCAAAAACTTGAGGGCGGATGTACTCAAGCTGACGCTCGAGAAACAGACCCGCTTCATCCATACGGAAATCAGACATTGGAGGGCCTCCTATCAGGTGTCAGCGGTGAGGGTGAACGAAGGACCGTTCAGCTCAACGATCGCCAGGCCAGAGCCGGTGACGGAGGTGAGATAACGGGCATTCGACAAAATCGCGCTCTTGCCGGCAATGGCATCGCCAGTGAGCTGACCGGCATACTTGACGCCAGTAGCAGTGTGGATGACGCGCACGGCAGTCGCCGGAGTGCAAGTGCCATGAACATACAGGGCAACGGCGCCTTCGTTGGCCACGTTGAGCACTTGCTCGTCCTTCACGCCGGGGCGGCTGTTGGAATCTTCAGCAGTTTCGTCAACGTAGGTGAGCACGTTCACGCCCACGACTGTTTCGCCAGTACCGCCAATGGTCTTAGCGGAGTTGGCGACAGTGCCGCCAGAGTTGTACACCACAACATTACCGAAGGCCAGGACGGCGTTGGTTTCGTTGATGTAGGTGCCAATAGTGTTGTCACGGATGTCGGAAAGTTGACCTTCCAGCAGTGCGGTCAGCTCAAGCGCATAGCTTTGCTGCACGCCACCTGCCGTCCCGGAACTCACCGAAGAAAAAACGACGGCCATAATCAGCGCTCCTTAGTAACGGAGAGGGGGGTTTTCCAAGCGTTCTGCAGATTGTCCATGTAGGACGCAGGAGCAGAAACAGGGGTGGCAATGGATGCCACAGCTTTGCGCAGTTCGTCGGTCGAGGCAGAGTCACTGCGAGGAGCAGCTTCAGCCAGCGTGTCGAACATTGCTTGAACGTAATCGTCGGAACGCTCCGACAGATCAGCGTCGCCACGAACAGCTTTGATCGAGGCTTCCATGATCTCGCGGGCGCTCTTGCCGGCAAAATCAAACTCGCTATCCAGATTGGTGCGAGCTTTGTCAATGAGGGCAACGCGCTCTTCAACAAGCGAATCAATATTCACTTGACCAGCAACAGTCAGGTCGGCCTTAGCGGCTTCCAGCTCTTGCTCGAGGGCATCAGCGCGACCTTCGGCGGCGTCGCACTTGCCTTGCATCTCTTTCTTCATGGCATCCATCTCTTCCTTCATTTTGGAAGCGTTGGACATCATTTCATCGTATTTCTTCTTCATGTCCTCGTAGGACATGCGGGCGTCGTCGCGTTCTTTAGTGATCGCCAGAGCAACGCTCTCGCTCACTTCAAACTCGGCGCCATCGAAGTTGACCTTAGCAGTCATAGATGGTTCCTCTTTTGTAAGGAGTAATTGTGGGTCAGCGGCATCTAGGCGATCCAGATGCAGCTTCACTTGTGGGCCAGCCCTGCCCCGACGAACCACAGCAATGTGATTTCCACTAATAGCACGTTGAATGCCATCGTAGTTTTCGCCATCGCTCGTCACACCAGGAGTGGAATCGTATTCCACTCGATAGCCAGCACTCACTTCCTTGGCATCGCCCCTCATGATCTTTTCAATGGCATTTTTATCAGTGATTGTCATGACTGCACGGACAAATCCGTCGTCGTAAACCACTTCAGTGCCCGAAAAGCCAATTTGATAGTCCTTTGTATTGGCGCTATCAAGGAGGATTGGAGGATGCTCAAGCGTGATGGCCTTGCCCGCAAATGAAGCGAGGCTTTCAGGAGACGCCACTTCTTCTTTGGGACGATATTCGCGCCTAACACTGCCGTCTGCATCGGAGTACATCTGCACTCCAGTGCGAGCGATAGTGGCCCAAGCACGAAGATAACCCTCGGGGGTCACTTCATACTTTTCAATGGGCGCGACATCGTAGCGGAAAGAAGTTTCGCTCATATATTAAAAATAACGAAATAAATGTAGTAAACTATGCTTCTTGTTCCACAGGTGAAACACGGTGCGTCATTTTCTCAACAGTTCTGTCAATGCGCTACGCATGCCGCACTGGCAACGCAAGTTGGTCGTGGCACGGCGAATGAAGGACGCTCGTCTCAATAGCGGCTTGTCGCAAAGGGACGTGGCTCGCGAACTGCACATTGGTGCTGCCACTTATTGCCGCATGGAACGCGGAGAAAGCGAACCCTCCGCAGTGCAAATTGCCACTCTTAGCGGGCTTTATGGGCTGTCAGTGCTTTGGCTATTGGGCATGCCAAATTTTGTTGTCAACGCGGCTCAATCTTCGTCGTCATCGTCGTCCTGAAGCCCTTCGATTTGTTGTTCAATGCCGGTCATCACATAACTTTTTGCAATAGCCTCAGCTTCAAAGACCAGCATTTTGACTGGTTCAAAATACTCATGGGGCCTGTCATAGGCATTGCGCACAAAGATGTGGGTTTCATCAAGACGCCCATTCTTGAAGTGCTGCTCTTCGACTAGCCGCCAGTTGGAAGTGTCACGATGCTCATGCGCGGAAAGAATGCACAGAGCCTTCATGATGCCAATGCCGTCTTCTTCTTCTTCAATGACGCGGACGTATTCGCTCACGATTGTTCCTTGCGGCTTTCCACCATCTTAATAATCCGATTGGCCCACGCCCTACCAGCATCACCTCCCCATAAGAGCCATGCGTGAAATCCAGCATCACCTTCTCCTCCGGCTTTATTCTTTTCATGCCTTGAAAAGAACGCTGCCATGCGCTTAATCGTTTCGTAGCTCACCTTCTCCCCATTGGCCAAGCTTGTCGCTCTAGCAACGCCACTGCCAATGCCTTGCTTGCCAGCTTCTTGCGTGGTCAGCCCGCCTTTGCCGTGTTTCTTGCGAAGTTCTAGTCCGCGACGTGCGGCGGATCGAACAGACGATGGAGGGGCGAACGATTCAGCGTCGCCCCTTAAGCCTTTCCCGAATCGCAGCTCTCCTCTTCTTCCATTGCCTCTTCTTCTTCCAGCACTTGACGAATGAAGGCCCGCATGTAGTCTTCGCTAGCGTCCTTCTTTTTCATGCTCATACCAGCTTCGCTAAGAGCAATGGCAACAGCGCGTCGATAATCTGTGATCTTTTCACCGCTACTGCTTTTGAGAGTTCCTGCCTTGAACTCTTTCATGACGCGAGCGATTTTGACCTGCTTGGCCTTTTTAGTCTTGGGTGTCATGACTCAGACAGTGCTATAGTGACAGGAGCCACTACTTGCGCAATGGATCCTCGTAATTGCCTTAACTGTAGCAACATTTTCAATCCCAGAAGGACCTCAAATGTATACTGCTCTCGCAGTTGCCAGACATACCACTTGCGAGCGCTAGGAAAGATCACTCCAAGACCTAGGCAAGGAGCCACTTGTCAATGCTTGTATTGCAAGGAAAATTTTTACGTTCCGTCTTACAGAAGTAAGTCGGCCAAATATTGCTCTCGCAGATGCTCTGCTTTGGACAAGCCCGAGATTGGCCAAAAAGCGCGGGCAAGTTCACCAATCATGAGAAGGTCAAAAGCGCTAAAAGCTCAAGGATCTACCGCCAAAAAATATAAAACTATTCTTGTAGATGGCAAGCAAGTCCGCGAGCACAGATGGATTATGGAACAGCATCTTGGGCGACAATTGGAATCCTGGGAGCACGTTCACCACAAAGACGGCAATCATTTGAATAATGCCTTGGAAAATTTAGAGGTTTTAAGCAATGCAGACCATCAGCGAAAAGAATTAAGTGAATGGTAAATTGCGGCCATCTTACGGGAAGAAATTGATTGGAGCTGTTTCAATGCTAAGCCCCGGCCACACCTTTTCACGATGCAAGATCAATGCTGTCATGATGCGTTCTGCCAAAAACGAAATGTATCGACAATTGTAGCCTTCAATTTGTTTAATTTTTTCTTGACAATTGTCCCAGATTGGCCACATGCAATCCAGCAAAGTTTGCATGACTTCGCAATAATTTACATGGGCTCCTCGCGCCATGATGTGACCAAAGAAAATATTCTGATTAAATGCAAGCTCTAATTCTTCTTTCGTGATTGGCATTTGTCCACGATCCGCAATCAATAACGCTTGTTCAATGCCGTCCATACCTGCGTGCCCTTCTCTGTACTGCTTGGCAATGGAAAAGCCAAAATGTTCAGGCTCGGGAATGTACAGCACTGAGGGAGAAGAAGGAGCCAGTCCCTCGTCTACCCATTGTCTCCTGTACTGAGCATTGCCGATAAACTCTTCCGTGGCGTTGTTGACGAGCCAGTGAATACCAGTCAGTTCGGACCACCACTTGTTGTAGGACGAAATATTATGCTCGCCCAAATTGTCCAGGGTCCAGCCCGCATGAAAAAGCTGCAACAGTTCTCCTTGAGGAAGATTTTCTGCCCCTAATTGCATGCGATGGAGAGAAGCGGAGGATGAATAACGAGGCTCGTTATCGCCATGACACATCACATAGATATGCCAATCTTCAGCTTGCATAGACATCTCGCTTGGCCCAAAGTTCGTTGTAATTGTTTACGCCTTTAGCGCCAACGCCAGTAAGATCGCCACCGCCAGAAGGCTTGGACCAAGCCATAATAGTTCCATCGGGCAGGACGAAAGCCCTGTTCTTCTGCTCATGCGTAGGAGTTAGCTCTAGATAGTCACCATAAACGAAGTCCGAAGCGGGACCGTTCATTGCCAGTGCCTGACCAAGCAGCGTGGGGCCAGTAGGACACAATGGCGTGATGCCATAAAAGCGCTCATGACAATTGTTTACGATCAATTGAATGGCGGTGGTTAGCGCGGGATTGTCGGGCTGTGAATATAGAACAGTCGTGGCGCATGCCCAGGAAGTGAAGCTAAAGCGCTGGATGTCCCTAAATGCCAACCATTTGATGCGAGGCCCCACTTCTACGGGGTTGACCACTCTGATGGCAATATCCAAATACCATCCACCAAGCTTGTTCAGCAAGCAAAAGCGTCCAAGATCAGCCTTGTATGAATAGGGCTTCAGACAGTCATAAGCCCACAGCACGTCAGGGTCGTAATTGTCGGCAATAAATTGCCTTAGTGTTTCCTTGGTGTAGATCGTGTGATTTGCAGAAGGAAACGAAGCTTTAACAGTGCCAGTGGCATATTGGAGAAACGGCGAAAGCTCATCCCCCGCGTCGCTTAGAAAAATTTGAGAGATTTCCATGGTGGTCAAACAATTTTTGCGGGAGTGCCGAAGCCTTTGAACTGAGAAGATGCTCCTTGGGCAAGCGTTTCTTCAATGATGCCAAGCATCTGCTTCTGGATGAAGGGCCAAGTGAATGGCTTCTCATGAATGCGTTTATAGCACCATTCCCCATCGGCGGCCAGGAAGTCACGATTTTCGTAATATCCGCTCAAAAGCTCCGCCAAACTTTCGGGCGTAGGAATCGGACGCTCGAGGCCATAGTTCCTATCGGTTTCTGAGCCTTGGCATTGAATGCGAGGCACTTCGCCAAAGATCTCTTTGAGGCTTGTATGGTCAGGCACCAACTGCGCCACGCCAGTCGCTGCATGCTCTGTATTGACCAAGCCCCAGCCCTCTCCAATGCAAGTGTTTACGCCCACGTCGCAGGCGTTATACACCTTGTTGAGCTGTTCAATGGGAAGGCAGTTGTGAGTGGAAAACTCGGGGCTGGTAAGAATCAGCTTGCCCGTAGGGTCATATCCCTCGTCTTTGGCCACGCGCTTGAACAAAGGCACCAAATCCCAGCCCATATCTTTCTTGCCCATGTTGAGCCACAATCGAGCGTCTGGCTTGTCCTTGGCAAACTTGACAAAGCCCTTGATGGTCAGGTCGATGCGCTTGCGCGGTTGATTCCTGTTGCCATTGAAGACAATAAACACATCGTTCGGCACTCCCAAATCCTTCCTGCATTGCTCTTTGTCCATAGGGAAGAACTTAGTGAAGTCCGTGCCATGCCCCACCACTTCCACGGGCTTGTCGTAGCCCATTTTGCGCAGCTCTTCCTTGGCAAAGTCTGTGTAGGTGATGAGCGTGTCCCAATGGTTGATGGGCTCGCACAGCTCAGCAAATAAACCATAGGAGTCAATGGGGGTGTACACAATGGTTTTGAAACCAATACTTTCCTTAAAAGGCTTGATGCCATTGAACAAATTGATCGCCACCCAAATGTCGTTAAGGATGAAAACGAGATCGGGCTTGATTTTCTGAACCAGCTCTCCAATGCGATGCTGCCCAAACGGGTCGGAGCCGTAGGCCATGGCGGGATACATTTTGCAATGCTCCTGCATTTCGCTGGGGTCGCCATGCCAGTTCACAGCCAAGGCATGCACGTCATGCTCTTTGGCCAGTGCTGGAATCAAATGCTCGCTCACGCGCCCAAAACCAGTTTGCACCCCCACGTCGCCGCAGTAGAGAATAGTTGCCACAAGAAAAGGAAAGCTGGCCTCATCTTACAAGGGTTTTAGACTATGGCAGAAGCGGACTGTGGCATGCGCGTAGCGATTATCGGAGCTGGATGGGTGGGATGCCACTTGGCTTGTCAACTCAGAGACGAACACCACATCACGCTGTTTGACCGCAAGCCCGAACCGTTTCACGGCGCTTCGCTGATCAACCAAAATCGGCTTCACCTTGGCTATCACTACGCAAGGAATGCAGCCACTCGTTCGTTGTGCAGATTCACTTTCGATCGTTTCATGCACGAATATGGAAGTCTCACTTACACGGTGGAGAATAATTTGTATGCGGTGCCAGAAGATGAAAGCTTGCTAGACGCGGGAACCGTCAGAAGCATCTTCCCTCCATTGATCTTTCAATATGAAGAAATTGAAACTGACTTTCTTCGCGACACTTCCATGGTTTGGCGCACTCAAGAGCGTTACATTTCCCCCGTCGAAGCCAAACAGTTCTTCTCAGGGCAATTGTCTCCAGTGTTCCAGCAAGAGCAAATTACCAGGGAAGACATTAAGCGGCTGAAGCAAGATTTTCATTTGGTGATTGATTGCACGAATAATGCGCTGCTAAAGCCATCAAGCAATGAATACTTTGAGGCAGTGGCAATGTTTCTCTATGACATTCAAAAACCTTTGCCTTTTGGTGCGCTCACTTATATTGACGGACCATTGTTCTCTTTCTATCCGTTCCACGATGGCACTATGTCCCTGAGCCATGTGGTGCATAGCGTTGCCGCCGATTCAGTGTTGCCCATTGAGGAAGAGCCACCAATGGAAAAGCTAGAACAATTAAGACACAAGGCAGAGCTTCATGCTCGCTCGTACTGGCCAGATTTCTTGGACCATCTTTCTCGTCATAGCATTGTGCTGTCAATGAAAAGCAAACGAACCAATGCCAGTGCATATCGAGCCCCGCTGTTCAAACAGCAGGACAATCTTCTATCTTGCTATACAGGCAAGATTCAGGGCATCTACTTGATCGAGGAAAAGGTGCGCGAAATATTGGAGGGCTTGTAAAGATGAGCGAAATAATGGTACTCACCTGGATAATTCTTTGCCTTTAACAGCTCGCGAATGACTGCCCCCTCGTATTCGGCATTGCGCAACGCTTCAGCAAAGCGCTCATGCTTTTCCTGGGAGACAATGGGGCCAATATTTTGATCGCTAATGTGAACATGCTTGATGTAGGGAAAGTATTGAACAAGCACATCTTCGGGCCATTGACTCTCTAGCCACACGCTATTAGTGTCGATCATTGTTGCAGTGTGGGACAATGAGTATTCCACAAGGCTTTGCACAATTTCTTCGACTGTGAAGAAATATTCGCCACCATAGGGCTTGGCTACGGGCTCAATACAAACAGTGCAATCGAGAGCGGCAAGGGCATCATTCACCCTTGCAAGCGCGTCCATCAAATAACGCCTGTCGCCTTTGCGCAGTCCTGGGCTTCCAAGCACCATTCTCTTCCATCCGTATTCATGCGCCATTGCCACTAAATTGGCTAAGCATGAATCCAGCGCCTGCTCGTCCCAGAAGGCGTCAATGTCCATGCCATAGAACAATGATTGTGCCGAATATTTTTGCAAGTAGCCGGAAAAGCGACTGTGCCTCTTGAAAGGCACTGCTTCCAACAGCTCGACACCATCGGGAAGATGCAGGACAATTTCTGTATGGTCTTCGGCTTCCCAGCCAATTGCACTAACCCCGAGCTTCATTAATAAATGCCTCCATTTCATCCATTACTTCCTCCTTGGAAAGCCAATAACCGCTTTTCGTTGCCATGGTGCGATAATCGTAAGAGATGCGCTCACCTGAAGAGATTTCAGCATTGGGGAAAAACTTGTCAATGATTTCCAGGGTTTCAATGGGAGGCGGAAATAAATTGATCACTTCATTGCCTTTTACTTCTTGAATGTCTTGCCACAGTCGCTTGAGCGGATACCACTGATAGGCCGAGTTGCCATTGATTTGATCGACATTGTGATCATTCAGCAAATCAAACAAGATATTCTTTTTGATAAGCGGATGGAAGACGGCTGGCAGTCGCACGATACAAGTATCAAAGCCAAGCGTGTCTTGGACAAGTGTTTCAAACAAAAGCCTGTTAGAGCCGTAGCTCAATGGTCCAAAATGCGTCCAACAACTTTCATTGCCTCCGCAATCGTCGGGCTGATAAATGTCAATGGTGGAAATAAGAATTACTTTCGTTGCCCATACCTCTGTTAGAACATCGACAATAGAGAGAATATTGTTGAAGTCTTTTACTGGATCTTTATTGACCAACCATTTTGTTGCAGGCAGGCAAGCAAGGTACAGTTCGTCCACTTGCCCTGGCATATTGGCAATCTCCGGCAACTCATGAATGTTGCTGGAATTAAAGGTGGCGTCGAAGTTGGCGGATTGCTGCAGAACGCTACCAATCAGACCAGTGTCTCCTACGAGAACTTTCATGGGCTTGAAACTTTGCCCTACTATACTGGCACCGCTTGCGGTTGCTGCCTGAAGTAGCGCACAGAACAGCGGCACCTAGCGCCGCATTCACAACGCTGTCCCGGCAGTGGCACGCTTCCAATGGGGACAACGCCACGAGCGGCATAGCGCAAGCAATCTTCGCAGTGCTTGGCTTGCTCGTCCAAGATGCGCCGCATTAAGGAATAGCCTTGTTCTTGCTGTCTGATTTCGGCTCCCAACCAGTAACTGCCACGAACGCTTTGAGCGTATAGGCCAATGCGAGCCAAAGCCATGGGAGCAGAAACGCGACCGCCAAGCAAATCGGAGGCAAAATTCGCAAGAAAATCATATTCCAAGCGAAGCCTTTGACCCACGCGACCATATTCTGCACTGCCCATACCAGCTTTGCCTCCATGGCCAATAATTGCTGCTTGAATGTGGGCGGCTTTAATAGCTTCTCGCACGCTTCCTTGCCACTGGTCAAGAGTGATTGATCCATTGCTGAGCATGCGCGTGAAACGCTTAAGCGAAGCTTCCAGCTTATCAATGCGTCCGTCGACAAGCTTTTGCACAGAAGCTTGGCTCAGGAATTTGCCACGTTCGTCCCGATAGCGTCCAGTGTTACGGTCGTAAGACCATGCAGCGTCCATTCTGCTAGACAACACTGCTTCTGCAAATGCGCTGAGGTCATTCAGCATTGTCGGCTTCCAGGATTTCCTTGAACTTGACAGGAGCTTCCTCCTTCCATTCACTCAAAGCCTTGTCAATGTCAGCCTCCGTAATAAAAGCTTCCTCGTCAATGTTGCCAAGGATCATGCCTTCTACTTTCATGGGCTCAATGGCATCGACTTTGCTACTGACCATCTTCGCCGGCCCTTTGCGTTCTGGATCGGGATCAGCTTTGCGCTTGCGAGCAACAATGGTTTGGCGCTCTTCTTTGCTCATGGCTTGAGCCTTCGCTTGAGGGAGGCACTTAGGCTTTCCTTCTTTCTCTTCACGAGCACCGCATGGTCCCATGATTTCGCCATTGGCCCCAATTCTCACCCATTTTTCCTTAAACCACTTATCAAGATCATCGGCATAAATTTCTTGACCATCACCCTTGAAAGCGCCGCTCATTGAACCGTGCTTTTCTTTGTACATGCGCTTGTACTGCTGCACCACATAGCCACTGGCATAAGCTGATGGCCACACTTTGAATTTGCTTTTGGCCGCTGCCACAGCTTGACTATGCAGCTCTTTGTCGGTAAAAGTAACATCTCCGCGTCGATGCTCGAGATCCCGAGGCAAGTACAAGCCGGCAGCATCTTCCACTTCTCGACTTCCGTCCATGGGAAGAGTGCCGTTTTGCTCGTCAAGGGGATCGCGACCACCAGGAGGCACTTTCATGCCACCCCTTTCTTGAGTGGAACCACCCCCTCCAGGGGCAGGAAGTTCCCGCACCACGGACGGATCGAGAGTGAGTTCCATTGACCACTCAGAGCCGCCGTAACGAGCGTCAGCCACTTCCTTGGGACTCAGTACTCCCAGTTGGATGTAACGCCCGTCAACGGCTGCCACGCGGGCTCTTACGTCGGCCTTCTCGCGCTCGTTCAGCTCGAACAAGTCGTTGAAATGAATGCGCCATGACTCAGGCATGCGCCCATTTGTGGGACCAGTGCGGCTGAGCATGATTAGCTCCATCAGCTTCTTGAGAGGGCGATGGAAAGTGGATTGCTGGTAGTCTGCAAGCGTCTTGGCGAAATCACGCTCTTCGCTTCTGCCGGTGGAACCAAGGCCGCTGGGGCTTTCGCCAAACAGCACTGTATGAGGAATCTTGGAGGCTCCAATGATGTCCACACGCATCTTCTCGAGAATTTCTCCCACGCCTCCAAAGTTTCTGCTGATAAAAGCAAGCTCTTCTTTTTCTGCGTCAATGGCGTAGCCGCGATAAACGCTCTTGCTCATATCATTTAGTACGAGACGATCACGCACGTCTTTTTCTTTCCCAGCAGCCAGCATTTGAGCCAAGCCCTTAATCTTGTGAACGAAAATGTCAAACTCACACAACAGCGTGGCCGAGGCATTTAGGCCAGTCCAGTAGTGCTTAAAGCTTTCGTAGACAGTTTGCAAACTGCTCATTCCCCATCCATAGTTCCTTTGCCTAATGCGATAGGGAAGCCAGTCACCGTCAAAACGCAAAATCCTATCTTTATGGATGTAGGTGAGTTGTGGCTGGCGAATGAGGTCGCCTGAAATGATTTGATAATATGTTGCCTTGGAGTAGTCGTATAGATTTTCTTCGTTAATCACTGGTGCAATTTGCCAACGGTCAAGCACTTCCATGCCTTCAACGGCATAAATGCGGCTCTTGTCTACTGGCTGATCCGCTGGACGCCCATCGTCGATGTAGAGCAGGATGACGGACCCCCCATAGAGCCGAGCATTCTTGGAAGCCAGCATGAAATTCTCGAGGATGTGCAGATCCTCAATAGTTTGTTCAATGCCCACCACCTCCTCGGCAGCGGCACCCTCGCCACCAAACAGCACTTTGAAGCCTTTGCGGGTGGCCTGCTCGGCATAAATGTCTACAATGCGGCGTGGAAGCCATTCGCCGTACAGAGCTTCCAGCTCTTCTTGAGCCAAGAAGACGATGGGCTGGGCAGTGGTTTGCAGGCTTTTGTCACGGCCTTTAATGCCCATGCCCGTGAGCGCATTGGCAAGGCCGTCCGCTCGCAGACCAGCTTCGTTCGCATGGCCAAGATCTACTGCTTCTTCCGACATTGTTCACATTATGGGCTTGCTTCCATTCTAAAGATGTGTATGATGGCCATGACGTGCGTCTTGCTATGCCCACTCCCATTGAATTTGTCTTTTCCGAAGAGGAACGAAAGCAGGCAATGGAGGAAGGAAAGCGGAGGCAGTCCGTGAATGAAGCAAAAGGGCTTCGTGGTCGTAATCGTGGCGCCGCTCGTGGCGACAAAGCCTTGGAAATCCACTTGCTTGGCGCAGCGGGCGAAATGGCCGTGGGTTCCTACTTGGGGCTCAAGCATTTGCTTTACAAAGAAAGCGAAGCCAAGCGGGGCTCAGATGATCTGCCCGGCATGGATGTGAAAACGCGTTCAAAACATGCTTACGATTTAATTGTGCAAAAAAATGAAGATTCCAGTAAAAAATTTGTTCTAGTGACCATAGAATGTCAAAAAACATTCATTCATGGCTGGTGCTATGGCCATGAAGCAATGCAAGGGCAATACTGGGCGGATCCCGCCCGTGGACGCCCAGCGTTTTTCGTGCCACAATCAGCACTAAGGACAATGGAGAGCTTGAATGAGCAAGAATGAGCGGCGATTTTATATCTACGCTTTTCTCAGAAGCGTGGACTCTCAGCACGGCAAGAAAGGAAGCCCATATTACATCGGCAAGGGAAGCGGGAAAAGAGCGTGGTCTAAAAACAGAAGAATACAGCTTCCAGTTGATAGAAGCAAAATTGTATTTTTACGCACTCAGTTAACAGAGCAAGAGGCTTTTGACTGGGAATGTATCTACATTGCGCATTATGGGCGTATTGATTTAGGCACAGGAATTCTTCGCAATCAAAGCAATGGGGGCGAGGGCGCATCTGGAATGATTCACTCAGAAGAGGCTCGCCTCAAAATTTCCAAGGCGAACAAGGGAAAAATTGTGAGTATGGAGACCAAGGAGAAAATTCGCAAACAACGCCAAAAAGAGGGCCGCTGGAAAGGGCATCTTAATCCCACCGCTGGCGGCGACTTAATACGAGGAGAAAGGAATCCCATGTGGGGCAAAAATCATTCTCCCGAGGCGAGGTCTAAAATCTCCGAGAAACAACGCGCCTATCGCGCCACATCTAAGGGCAGGGCCATGAGCAAATTAAAAAGCCAAAAATATCTTTACGAACTTATCGACCCAAACGGTGAAGTGTACATGACGGAAAACTTATTTGATTTTTCTAAGCAATACAAGCTAACAAATTCATGCTTGGACAGGGTAGTGAATGGAAGTGCTAAACAACATAAAGGTTGGACGGGGCGAATTGTCCAGCAGTTGCAATGACTCAACTTCGCTGTTCGGAATTCGCAGAGCACGCACTTGGCGTGGAGCTATGGCCCAAGCAACAAGAAATCCTCAATAATCTATTTGAAAAAAATATCAATCATGCTATCTGGGCGCTCGGCAGGCGTAGTGGGAAAACTTTTTGTGCGGCAGTTGCAGCACTGTACATGTGTTTCGCCCAAGATGAGTATTTTACGCGCAAGGTAAGAAAGGGTGAAAAATGGTATGTTATTGCCGTAGCTAATGACCTCGGCCAGTCTAAAATTGCCCTTGACAATATACGCCAACTAATTCTTAATAGCCCATTTGAGCAAGAAATAATAAGGGAAACAAGCTTGGAAATTGAGATCAAAAATGGTTGTGTTTTCCAGGCTATTCCTGCATCGGCTCGCGCATCTCGTGGCAAAGCAGTTGTAGCCTTGATCCAAGATGAGCTGGCATTTTCTATAGAAGGAGACGCAAATAGAGGTGCAGAAGCAATGTACACGGCACTCGCGCCTTCCATTGCTCAGTTTGGCAAACACGGAAAAATTATCGAGCTTTCTTCACCTTATCTTACGTCAGGTGTCTTTTTTGACCATTTCAAGCAAGCGCAAAGTGGTGAGTTTCCAGGTATGCAAGCCCTGCAAATTCCTACTTGGGAAATTAACCCGTCGCTTCCCTTTGATTGCGACTTTCTTACTAGAGCAAGAAAGAAAGATGAAGAGACTTTTTATGTAGAATTTGGCGCTCAATTTAGAGCCAACAACTCAGTGCTGCTTGCCCCTGAAGTGGTGGATATTGCCGTCAACAAAGATCGATCTGTCTTGCCTCCCAAAAGAGAGCTTATGGGCACCTACTTTCTTTCTCTAGACCCTGCGCGTGGTGGCGTGGGCAGAGATGAATACATTGCCTGCATCATCCACTACGAAGGGCAGCGATTAATCCTGGACAAGCTACATACGTTCGAAGCTGATTTTGAAATTGGCGGAAAGAAGGAAGTAAGCATCGCGAAGGTGGAGGAATGGATTAAGGAGCACCATCGCCTTTACGAATTTCAGAGCATTACGCTTGACCAATTTAATAGCTCCGCCATCATTCAAGACCTATCAAAAGACTTTCCAATTTCAGAGCTCGCTTGGTCGGTCTCGACAAAAATGAAGGCATTCAGCAAGGTTCGAGAATTGTTTAACGCGGGATTGATTGAACTCTACCCGCATAAGAAACTTATTTGGCAGCTTAAAAACCTCAGCGTGCTGTATCGAGCAAGTGGTCAATGGGCCGTAACTGGTGGTAAAGAATCAGGCGTTGACGATTATTGCTTTGCGCTTGCGGCAGCAGTGCTTGATGCTTCCAAGGACGATAATATCGATTGGATCAATAGCTTAGTCCGTTAATTGCCTTTAGAATTTTCACCAATCACACTGTTTTCACTGTTGTTGAAAAATGATTGGCGTTGAACTTTCCAGCAAGGAACTGGCTTTTATCCTTGCCCTGCTTGAAGCCGACAGGCAAACGGCTTTGCAGCTTCTTGCGGCAGAACACGCCTATAAGCCTACGCTTTTGCCCAAACTTAGGGAAGCCGAGAAAGTGGTGAAAGCAATGAAAAACTTGCAAGGCTAAACTAATGACAACCCTCCTTCTTCTCCATGGCCCTGTTACGCGCTGCGGAAGAAGCCTGGGAGTTCGCCATGGAAGCCTCTAGAGCCGTTGAAGAGAGCGGCAGGCTATATGGCCCCAATAGCGAAGAAGCGAGGCTTGCAAGGGCAGCAATGAGGCAATGGGAAGAGGAATACAGGGAACTCACCGCTGCAACTGCTGATTGATCGTGGTACGTTTGTTCTTTTCTCGCCATGGAAAGCGGGAAACATGGGAAGTGCCATTCCACGAAGCTCGGCATGTAAATAGGCGATTGTTCCTAGAAGGAGCCGCCGTGTATTGGACGGAAGTCTGCTAAGCTTTGCAAGCTTCCTGCAGGAGCCCACTAGGCGCCTAGTGGTATTCATACCAAGGGAGGGCTCAGGCTCTCCCCGCTCCAACATCCTCGTCACTGTTGGCTTTGGGGATTCCGTGAGTGAGTTGAAGCACTCACAACAAGGCAGAGCATGGGCCGCACCCATTGATTCCCTAATGCGGGAAAACTCTGCCTCACCCTTCTTCTTTTTTCTTCACCCAGTTTTTTAGTTCTCTCACATAGCTTCGCAAGCTTTCCGCTTTTTCCAAGTGCCAAGGATCATGATCCTCGAAATAGCGGGAATTGTGCCAATCAATGGCTTGAAGAAGACGATGGATGATGGGATTGAGAGGCTCACGCAACGGCGTGTTAAAAGTTCGCCGCTCCTCGGACATTGGTGCGGAAGTGATCGACGATCAAATCCAATGCTACAGGAGTGAAATCGTTCCTCTCAACGCAGGCATTGAAAAATCGTTGATCAACTTGCCCATCTTTTATCACTAGATGGCAGTGAAGGTGTCCGTGAACATTACCTAGATAGTGCCCACGAAGATTGTCGGGATGCACTGGAATGTGCGTGAAAATAAGACCACCTGGCAATGCCTTGCCTGCATGGTGAAACATGGCCCCGCGAATGTCTTCAAAATACTCGGCGTAGTCTTTGAGCTTGAACGTGTCGTGATTGCCGCGAATAAGAATCTTTCTCCCATTGCATCTGGCTAAGTTTTTTAGCCCACTACGCGGAATTGCTACGTCGCCAAGATGGTAAACAGTGTCCTTGTCCTTGACCACTGCATTCCACCGCTCCACCATTGTCTCATCCATCTCTTCGCACGAAGAAAAAGGACGCAATGGGGAGCCATCGGGCTGGACAAAAGACAAGCTTTTGGCGTGTCCCCAGTGGCTATCTCCAATAACGAAGGCGCTCATAGGGATTAACGAAAAGGGCGCTGCCGGGAATCGAACCCAGTATTCCATGCTATCTGCATGACGTGTGCCAACACTTCAGGGCCAGTGACCCCCAAATTTAAGCATTGTTAAGAGGCTTAGGGGGAGGACTGCAGGAGGCGATCAACTCTCCCGGCCTGCAAGCAGGACTTAGTTTACAAACGCAACGACCAGAAATTTCCAGTCCGTGCGCTGCTTGACAATCGTAGCAAGAGATGGGCCAAGCGTGAACAGCCGCAAGCGGCTCAAACAGGGGCTTGGCCTCTGTCACAGACTACTGTAGAGCAGATAAGTCGGAAAAGCCCACTCAACCATAGGACGGTAAATTCAGCGCATTCGTTTCAAAAAACGCTGGCACTGTACTGGCACGAGTTTCTTGCAATTCTGGGGCTTTACCGCTGAGAAAAAGGCTATCACTTTGGCGAAGCCAAAAATCTTTGTCCAAGTATTTATTGGACGAAGAATCAAGCTTATCGTAAATCCACAGCGCCGTCATTTTTCTGAGCTTGTTCAGACTGCTGCTGTATTCCTCCCCAGACTCCTCCGCAATCTTGGTATTGCAAAACGAGTGGCATATTTCATCGCGAGAAATGTCACTAGCAACAGTCCTCAACCCTTTGTCGCCATTGAAACGAAAGAACGGCAAAATTGTAAAAAACAAACTGCGTTCAATTGTTGCCACCTTGAGAATTGGATGGGCTGGATGGTCGATCCATGCTTGGCGAATCCGAAAAGCTTCTTTTTCCGATTGCTCATTTGTGCCATGAGCAGCAGCAACGTAATTGAGAGCTTCGTCATGACGCTCTTCGTCGGCCATATTGCTATGAATGGATTCAATAAGCCCAGGACTGTTAGGAAGTTCCCGCTCTAGGCCCTCGAGAAGCATGTCCTTCACAGGCAGTTCAAGGTGACGAATGGCAAGGGCGCGGAAAATCGTTTCCTCGGAGCCTTCCACAAAATCACCTTTAGTAACAGGCACTGCTTGCCAAGGACGCTTGCGGGCAACTGCAGAAAAATAATCAAGAACTGCCATGTGAAAAGAAGCAATGGTAAAAAACAAAGGACGACAAACAAGGGCAGCTACTGCTGCCCCATTGTCTTAAACGTGGCTCACTCTGCGCAGGCGCTACAGAAGCCAGCTTCCAAAGAACAAGCCTCAGGCTCGTCCAAGCTAAAGAAGTCGGCCAGACTCTCTCCCAAGTCTACTCCAACATCGTCCTTTGCTTGTGTGCCTGATTGCACTTGCAGCGCATAGTAAATAGACGATTGAGGACTGGCAAGCCATTCGCGAAGAAAAGCTTCATCACAAACGGTCATATCAGACCACCAGTTCATGGAATAGCCATGGAAAAGACCAGTGCGGCGCATCAGCTCAACAATGCCATCGGCTACTTTCTTAAATGCTTCCCAGCCCACTTGCTCTGCAATTTCCACTGGCCCATATTCAAATCTTTCCACACCCATCGTCTCGCTATCACGGTCAATAATTTGGTCAATGGGAGGAGCGATTTCAGGAGCAGTCGTAAAGCCTCTAGAGTCCAAATACCTATAAGAGCATGAAGCAGTGGGGGCAATGGTAAAGGCACGTTCCATGCCATGCTGCCTGGCAATGTCCGCAGCACCAAGCAAGCCCAATTGAATGGCGGCTACGGCGTCGCCAGCACGCTGATCAGTCCAATGATGGCACCAAGGATGAGGATCCTCATCAAGATAAGCTTCCAAAGCTTTGCCAAAATCTTCGTAGGAGATGTCATGAATGGAAAGGAAATTAGCTAAACCAAGAATGCCAAGCCCCACTTGCTTGTCAATGGAAGGCGAAAGGTATTCGCCAGTGTCGCCCACGCCAGTGGAAGGATGAAGCTCACACAGTTGCTTCATGCCATCCTTGAAAGCTTGCTCTACATCATTGATGCCACAAGCACCGAGATTGACATGCTGTAAAAGGCAAGTGCCACGATGAGGAAGATAAATCTCGAGGCAGACATTTCCACGCAAGCGTTCTCCTCTTTCGTTATAGCGAATCTTATTGAGCCAAATATCTCCGCTGGAAATGCCTTGGCATAATGCTTTGATAAATTCAGGCGAAGATTTATCAAGAAATTGCTCATCCACATCAATGCAGCGCTTTGCCCATGGAAATTCTGATCGCGGAGCAGTGATCAAATCAATGGCATCGGGATGGTCGTAGTCAAGATGTAAAACAACAGCGCCATTTTTGTACTTGCCACCACGACGCAGAATTTCATTGAGCGTGGAATAGATTTTGCCAAAGCTGAGTGGACCACTCGCAACAAGCCCTTTGCCATTTTCTTGGCCTTTGGGACGCAAGTTGGAAAGATGCACTGCCACGCCAGCGCCATTACGAAGGCCATGGGAAACAAAGCGCCACGATTGCTCAATGCCATCTGGCCCTTCCATTGAATCTTCCACGACGAACACCGTGCAACTCACGGCCAAGCGCCCCTCAGGATCATTTAACCAGCTCTCCACTCGTCCAGTTCGAGCAATCTTTTCGCACTTTGCGCTTTCTTTGAGCTTCATGAGACAACAAAGCCCGCTTTGCGCGGGCCGAACGAACACTCCTTACTGTAGCTCAGTCGCAAAGCCCTTCAGGATCACTTCCACTTTGCTGATCCCTAGCAAAAAGCAACGCTTCGCTTTTTG